TTTTTCTTAATGACACCTCTACCTTTTAAAACATCTTTAAAAGTTACTTTACCATCACCAGTTAAATCTGGAAATTCTTTTCCACCTTTTTTAACTTTACCACCCATTTTAAATCCTGGTCTTGGTCTTTGTTTATAATCGTTTCTCATTTTAGTTCTCCTTATCCGTTTTCTTGGTTATTATTTACCGGTTTATTAGCCATCGTGCGTGCAACCGATTCCGCAGATCGTCCTACCACATACCCCCCGAGTCCAATTTGAAGAAGTGTCCAAACATCACCTGGAAGAGTTATAGTTATAGAAGCTTTAAAAAAAAATAAGATAACAGGTCCTAATACATAGTTCCATACTAATATAAAAATTAATACGTACATTAACAGGGGCCTCCAGCTCGATGCGAACCAGCCCGCTTTGGCCTCTGCTTCAATAATTTTTGCTGCAGCTTGTAATTCTTGTGTATTAGATTGTAGTAATTGAGTTTGTAGATCTGCTTTTAATTTTGCTTGTAAATCTTTATCAGGAACTGATTTTTCAATTGTATTAAATAAAATCTTTGCTAGAGGTGCAATAGCTCCTAACATTTGAATCATGGTTTAGTACCACTTCGCTTTTCTTTTCTTATCTGGTAACATTGCTTTTTGACCACCAACTTGTTCAAGTTGTGTTTCTTGTGGATTAGTCATTTCAACTTCAACTGCTTGTACATAATCATCACTATTTAAAAATTGTGAATGATCAACTTGAGTTCCATATGCAGATCTTGATGTTTTTTTTATTTTTTTGGCCATATTTATTCCTATTAGTTAAATCCTTGCTTATTTTGTTTTGCAAGAGATACTCCTGCACGCAGTTTAGCTAAATTTTCGTTTTGTTCAAGCTTATTTTCATTATTCTGTTGATTCATTAAAGCTCTCATTTTGTCTAAGTTCAATCTATCATCAGCTTCTTTGCGTTTTTGCTCGTTTTCCATAGCTCTTAAGTCAACTTCACGTGATTTAAGCTTCAATAATGGGTCCGAATCAAATTGAGAAGTAATTTGGTTTTCCTCTTTCATGAAATCTGATGTCATTTCAGCTACTAATACAGATTTTCTAGATTCAATCTTTTGCATCATCATTTGTAACTGTTGTGCAATAGCAGGATTTTGAGCTGCTTGTTGTTGTAACATAGGTAACTGTTGTAATTCTTTTGAAAATTCTAATTGAACTTGTTCTTGGGCCATAATTGAAATGTGTTCGAGTATATTTTTTTGAATTGCAGCAACTATAACTGGATTATTTCTAACCATATTTAATTGCATGAAATTTAAATGAGCTTCAATATGTGCTCTATGATCTTGTCCTGGGAAAGCTTGGAATGGTTGAGCACCCATTGCACTAATATGTTCTAAACTTGGATCTATTGGAGTTGGTCTAGTTGGAGGAGGTAATATCAAATCAATATTATCTACACCAATCGCTTGATACATATCTTTGTAAGCTTGATATAAATTATGAATCTGTGGATTAGATTGAGCAAGTTGTAATTGAGTTTGTGCTAAACTGATTCTTTGTGTTTGAGAAAATATATTTGGATCTGCAACTGGAACAATATCAACTCTATCATCAAAGTCCGCAACTTTAATTTGTTTATTTCCACCTACTACATCGTATGGATATATGGGTGGTAAATATGTTTTAAATACATTTGCTAATAATTTAAATTCTTGTTTTAATGAAGCATAAATTCTTTTGTGTATTGCAGACATAACTCTTGAGCCACGTTCCAATAATGCTAACGTTGTACCTACTGCCGCTTGTTGGTTTCCTTCACCCACTTGATTATCTGCGATGCTCGCGAATCGTTGACCTGCTTGAACAACAACTCCCATTAAAGTTAATAATGTTTGATCTGGTCCCTTAAATGGCAATGTCATAAAGTTATCTTTAATATTTCCTCCTGGAGCGTCGACATCTCTCCATTCTCCTGGTTGTAATGGTTGTGCGTCATCTCTAACTCTAATACCACGCATTTTAAATCCAGCTGGTAAGTTAGCTAATGTTCCTGCATCTAATAATTGTCTTAACGCAGATGTAGCAGTTCTTGATAAACCACCAATCATATGAATTAAACCAAAACCATAGAACCCTAAACCTGGTAAAAATTTAAAGTGTACAAAGTAATTAATTTTATTTTTTTTAGGATCTGTTTCATAGAAATTACGTCTTATAGATAAAACTTCTCTAGAAGATTCTTCAATAGTTACAACGTATGGAAGCTTAATTCCTGTGGGCTCACCAGTCTGTGGATCTTTATCTTCAAATCCTTCCAGATCTAAATAAACATGACATTCTAATAAAGTATAAATGTCATCTTGTTTTTCAACTCTAATACCTTCTAATTTTTGTTTCTTTTCTTTTAATTCATCTGTTTGTATAGCGGGTTCACCAAGTTCAACATCTCTATAGAAACCACTTACTTGTTGTTTTCTTAAATCATTTGCTGAAATTTTAATTGAATGAATTACTGCTTCAGCATCTTCTAATGAAGTTGCAGAATAAGGAACAACTAAATCTTCAGCTGGAATAAATTTAGATACAGCTCTTCCTAATAATTCATCGTAATAAACTTTTTTAAATGTAGATCCTGATAATGGTAAATAAAATAACATCTGATCAAATTCAGCTTCGTATTCTTTCATTACATCCATAATCTCGTAGTTCATGAAATCTTTAACTCTATTTGCTTGATCTTGTCTTTCAGGAGTTATTGCTCCAACTATTTGAGTTCTAACTGGACCATCTGCTGGAAGTAATTCTTTATAAGCTTGTGATTGAAATTGTGTTACTGATTCTGCAAGTACTGGATGTGTAACACCAGACGCACCTTTAAAAGGTTCTGTTCGTCTTTCATATTTAAATCCTAAAAGATCTAAACCATTTGTATATGTTGTTTCCCAATCTTGTCTGGAAGAACGATAGTCAAGATAGTTATCAACTAGATCTGCACCTATTTCTCCTAATTCTTGTTCATCAATTATTTCTGCTAAATTTGAAGAATGATTATCTGATTGTAATTCTTGAGTCGGGTCAAAAGAAACTTCTACGCCACCATCTTCCATTTGATTCATTTCAACATTTTCACTTGTAATCTCTGGAACTGTTTCGTCTCTAGTTTCTAAACTAATTTCTTGTTCTTTAAATTCTGGGTCCGATGGAGTTGGAGTAACGTTCGGTAATGATTTATCTATTTCAGCCATGATTAATTATACCTTCTTGTAAATAATGATTCAACACCTTGTGAACTAGGACCTCTAGCAGGTGGTATCGTATTTGTCAATCCACCGTTAGACATACTCACTCTTCCACCTTTAGCCATATTTGTTGTTTGTCCTGTTATAGTATTTAATAGATCAGCATTATTTCTAAGTGCATTCATTGTACTGTAATCTAAATTTCCAATAGACGCCCCTAATGCTTGAACACCCGGATCATAGCTTCCAACATTAACTGTTCTTTGAACATTTGGATTTGAAATGTTTGATCTTAAATTTCCTAAACTTTCCCCTAAATTATATGCTCCAGAATAAATTGATTCTCCAATGCCTGGGATAGATTTTAAAACACCTGCAGCTCTATTTGCTGCTGTTGAAAGTGGTAGCTCATTCATAAAAGCATCGTAAAAACCTTTAATACCAGATCCAGGTTTCATTCTTCCTTCGTTAATTACTTGTGCTGCTTCATGAAAAGGAGAAGAATAAAAGGCAAGAGGAACTGCTGCAACTGTTCCTATAGTACCAAGAGTTTGGCTAAGTATATTATCACCTAATAATTCTTTAAGTTTGTCTTGAGCAAATTGTCCAGCAGCTTGGTTAGCAGTTACATCATATGTAAATTTATTTGGTGAATTGGTATAAGCATCTGATCTTGCTTGACTATATGTATCATAAGCAGGTCCAGAAAATATTCCTGTACCTACATTTGAAACAATAGGATCTCTAGCTTCATTACCTCCTGCATTTGATCCTTCTCTTATAACTTTTATATAATTATTAGTTGCTGGGTCATATTCAAGTGATTCATATTTACTACTAAAGTTAATTCCAGAAGTAGTTCCAAACGCTGCTTGATCTTGTGCTGAAACTTGTTGACCAGAAAAAGGATCTATTATTGGAACTTCAGTTTGTAATTCGGCTTTTTTTCTCCTATAAAGATCGTAAACATCTTGTTTATCTTCTGCTCTGGATAAACTAGCAATGTATAATTTAACTTGATCAGGAATATCTAAAAATTCTGATTGATCTTGTGCTGAAGCTCCACCCTCCGCGTATCCCGGTCTTTTACGAAACATACTTGCAACACCGCCGTCCGCGTATCGCTTTCTTTTTTTAAATAAACTACTTACACCACCTTTTTTATATCTTTTAGAAAAAGTTCCCATCACGCTATCATATAAATCAAATATTTCTTTTTTAGATAATCCTTCTGTTTCATAACCTTTTTTATTTAAACTTTTTTCTTCAAAACTTTTAACTTCTCCACCATCAGCAAGATCTATTTGAAATCTTCTTCTTAAATATTCTTCAACAGGCATAACTGGTATTGAACCTTTTGGAACAACATCTCTTGGTTCAAATTTAGGCATAGTAACAAGTTCATCATCTACTATTTCAAGATTAGGCATTTTAGCATCTAGACTAGATAGTAATTCATTTTCAGAATATGATTTATATTTGCTTAATGGTTCTTCTGCTTTACTTTTATTTTCTTTTGCAACCTTACCACCGTTTTTCATTTCAGGTAATTCAGGTATTAAAACATTAACGTCAGGTATATTATCTTCATACCAACTTTCTGGAACTTCTTCCCAATCTCCTGAAAGACCAATTTGTGAAAAAGGTTTCATAAAAGTTATACCACCTCCTTTTGGTCCAATAGAAATACCCCACCTACTAGATGTATCATCTTGAACATTTGGTATGATACTTAAACCTATTCTAGGATCTTTTATATCTTTTTTATTATATTGACCAAATTCTCCACCTATATTTTTATCAGAAAAATCTAAATCAAGACCAAATAATGTATTTCCTTTATAAAAAGGTAAAAGAGATTTTTTACTTAATAACTCTTTTTTGTTTTCTCTAATTTCTTCCTCTATTTCTGCGTCTGTCTGTTTAGGTTCTTTTACTTTTCCACCTTCTTTATAATTAAATACTGGCGATCCTTTACGTTTTAAAAATCTTCTAAAGCCAGAATTTGTATCTGGGAATGATTCAGGGTCTTCATTAATTAATTCTATAAATTCTTCTTTAAGTAATTTTTTAACATCTTCAGATACAGATCCACCGTCTTTAAAGTTTATATCAGATGGATCAAAATTTGGATCATCTGGTAATCTTCCTCTTGTATCTTTAGTAGTTTTTAATTTATTATAAACTTCATTTAAACTTTCATTAGTATTCTTACCTGTAATTAATTCTTTAGCTTTACTTCCAAATATATTTTCAAATACATCTTCCGCTTTACCTCTTGATAATTGATCTATTTGTTTTGCATTTAAAGATATTAAATCATCATCTAAAAATTGTTTAATTAAAGTTTCAGCTTCAATAGTTTTTTTACTAATAGAAGCAACCCCTTTTTCTTTCATTAAACTTTCAAGTCCTGGCCCTGTAATCTTTTCTTTAGTTGCAAGATCTACAACATCAGCAGTTATTTCTTTTGGTTTAACAACACCTAAAATTCTTTCAACGTTATCATTAAATGTTTTTAATTGTCTTTCAGTAAATTGACCTACATAGTCAGAAGCATTTTGAATTATACCTTTCATACTATCTACAACTTCAGGTTTTGAATAATCAAATTCTTTTGGGGTTACAGGTCTATTAATTAATCTATCTATCTCTGATCCTGGTATTGGAGTTACATTTGTTCTACTACCAATATTAGGTTTAATCCCTAACTGTTTTAAATTTTCAAATAGTCTAAATAGGATTTGTTTCATTGGTTATCTTTGTTACCTCTAGTAGTATTCCCTGTCTTCATGAATAATTTTTTCATCTTCATAGTCCTCTGGGTGTTCAATAAAGCCCCCCTGTCTAAATCTCATTAAAGCCTGTGTCATTGAGTCAACAAGGTCATCGTGATCCCCAAAAGGAAAAGCCGCGCATTCCTCAATAACCTCTTCTGCAAACTTATGGTCTGGAGCCCATATCTGACCTGATTCAAATAACGGCGCTACAGCATTTATTCTGGAATGCTTATCATTTCCTCTACTCGGTGTAAAGTTAATGACAGGTATACCCATCTTACGTAATTCATAAGTTAGTGGTAATCCTGATGCTTTTGATTCTACAATCACTGAATCTGGTTTCCAATAGTGATATTGTTCTAATGCTTTACGTCTTAACTCTGGAAACTCTAATCTTTCTTTTACTGAATCTAATAGTATTAAATTAGGTCCACTATCCTCGTTTGGATAGAATACACCCCAAGTCGTGATTGCAGAAAAATCGGCAGTTTCTTTTTTCATGAATGCCGTGTCATAACTTTGTATCACATGATACAATTCTGGAATATAATCTTTATCCCATTTTCTCCACCATTCACGTTTAATAATTGAACCTTCTTCTGATGTTGGATTCTGCATCCACTGTGCATTCCATTTCTGTAATGATAGAGATGCTTTAACTGATTCTAATTCTTCTAACTTCCAATACTCTGGCCATACAGGTTCATTGTTTGGAAGGATAGCTGGAAATTCTATAACCTCCCATTGATCAGACTTTAATTCTTTTTGAGCCCCGATCAACGATCCGGTAAGATCTTTCAAAGACCAACGCGTCATGACTACGACAATCTTTCCACCAGGTTGCAATCGCTGACGAGGTCCT